GTCAGCAAACTCACTTGGTCTTTCAGTTTTCATAAAATGCCAGTAAGCATCATTGTGATATGGACATACAATACAAGCAGACTTTTCTGGTAGTGGTATCTTTTCTTTTTTAAGATAATCTATACAATCTTGTCTTGACATCTTTGCTTCAATCAATGGATGTCTGTTTAATATATACTTGTCTCTAGCAGGTTTCATTCTACCAGCTTCATCAGTTGATATACCAATCCATTGTTCTACATACTTATCTTTAGGAAAGTGCTTACCTTTTTTAACATTACAAAGCTCTCTTATCTTTGTTCTAATTGGTTGTATCTTATAGTCATTTGTACATTGTCTCATGACCATACCTTTCTTACCTGTGATTTTATTTTGAGTAAAGAATGGTGCTACTACAAAGTTAGTTGTACCTTTAGCAGCTAACATATCATCTCTTATATTTCCTTTCTCAACTAAATATACAGGGTAAGGTAAAATCTTTTTTAGAAATTCTAAATAAGTATAAACTGCTTTAGGTTCATAACCTGTGTCAGCGAAAATTGCACAATCAACAGGTGGAAAATCTCCTTTAGCTGCCATGATTGCCATTGTAGAGCTTTGAACACCAGCTCCTAAACTTATAACTGTTAATGTTTTTTTTCTATCTTTATCAATCATTTTAATACCTCTATTTTTTTGACAACAGATCTTGGATATACTGTAGTGTTGCCAACTGTTAGTGTACCATCATCATCAAAGCTATGTGATGCAAAAATTATAAGTCTCTTCTGGTCCTTATATAATAAATAACCTGTATCCTCACACCAGGAATATAATTGATCTTTTGCTTTCTCAAGTGTCATCCATTCTGGATTAGATACAATGTCCTGCCAATAAATTCTTACTCGTTTGTATTTAAACTTATTTACTTTCTTCATAGGTCCACCATGCTTCATACAAATCTTGCAAAGATACTTTGCCTTTAGTTACTTCTAATATCTTCTTAACCATTTTTGGTTTAGGGAATCTTTTTTCTTTAGACTCCAAACAATATCTCTGCGAGTTGGTCGCTGGATTTATAGATCTGATACCTAACATAGTACCAAAAGTATAATGTGATATACCTTGTTTCTTACGCCATTCTGCTAATGTCATTATTCTCCTATTTGTTATACTAATAGGTTGTATATATAGCATATAAAAGGTTTGACAAGAAGTTATTTTACCTGTATCTATGTGGAAAACGAAAGGGAAAAAACAAATGAAAGAATACTTTAAAAACTTTAATGGTGGTCAAGGGTTAGACCATTGGTCACCCAGTAGCTCACAAAACTTTACCAGGTTTGTACTTAACTATTCTCTACCACAAGAGATAAGAAGAACATTTAAGATTAGATACAAAGCACCATTCGGTAATCTTGTAAACAACACAGCTCAAAGATTAACCTGTGAAGTTTTATATCAAGGCGACAAGAAGATTACATTAGAAAACAAAAATTATGACGAGATATTTCAACAAGAGCTAGACTCAATAGATAAAAATAGTCCACCAATAGATGCTAAAGATAAACTAGCAAGAGAGATGATGATTAGTTATGCACATCCAACTATTGAGAACATGAAGAAAGCTGTTAAAGAAATATTTGGTAATGAAAAGTTAGTAGCAGAAAGATATGTGTCTAGCAAAAGTGATGACATGGTCAATGATATTATAGGTCGTATTGATTATGAAAGTAATGACAAGATAGGTGAAGCAAAAACAAAACCTGTTAGCATTAAAAAACGTAGAGGTAAGGATGAATACTACATGGCAACAACGCAGCTCCCAAATGATCCTGATCCTATGCACATAAGCCAAGTTGCTTTCTATTATCATTGCACCAATAGAAAACCTTTTTTGTTTTATGTAAATGAAAATGAATACAGAATATTTGATGACACTCACGATATGTTAAGACCTGATTATTTAAAAGAACAATACAATCTTATGGCACAAAGATTAAAGTCATGGGAAGAATTAATTATATTCTGTAAAGGGGATATTAAAAAGCTATCATCCTTTGCTGAACCACCAGAATTAAATCACCCTTTTTATTATAGGGATTTAATAGACGACCAAAAAAAACAAATCAAACAACTATGGGGATTAGACACATGAAACTAAACATATATCAAAAACTACATAAGGCAGCTTGTGAAGCTGGAGGTGTTGCAAAAGGAAAAAAAGTTCCTGGTATGCACTTCAATCCATTACAACATGATGAGGTACAAAAGGTTGCAATGGAAGCACTACTAAACAATGGGTTATATCCTGTTTGTACTTACACTAACTATGTTAAAGAAACTTTTATCATGGTGACTTGTTCAATGAAGATACATGATATTGAAGATCCAACAAGTCATGTAGATATTGAAGGGTGTAGTGCAATGGGAAACCTAGATAAGTTTGGTACAGGTAATGGTATGTCTTATGCCAAGAAGTATGCTTTCTTAAATGCACTAAATCTAAAGACAGGTTTAGACAATGATGATGGCTACAAGGCTAGTCCTTTCTCTACTCGAACAAACAATGTTAAACAAAGCAGTAAAGAAAGTGAAGCAAAACCTTTTAACAATATTCCACAACAAAGTGGTACAGAGCATGACAACAATCATGATGCAGTAGCAATAAATAATATTGAGAACGATATTAAAAATGCAGCAAGTATTTATGAGCTAAGAAAACTTAGAACTTATAAATACAAAGATGCTTTTAATCTTGCTATGAAGAAACACCTTAGAGTTTATAGACAATTAGATGATCTATATAAGACTAGGGAAACAACACTAAACACACAAGGAGTGATATAATATGAGTGATAAGATATATATAAAACTTACGCATAATGCCGACAAACAGGCAGGAGATAATCGACCATCTTTTGTTGCACCAATAAATCCCAAAAGTCCAGCAGGTAAAACCTGGAGGATAGGAGTAAAGATTGGAGAAAATTGGTACAACCAAGCAGGATTTGATGATCTTGATGAACAAGGTAATCCCACAGGAATTATTAATGTTGTCTTGACACCATCAAATACTGGTTCAGCACCTGCAAAGCCGAGAGGACCGCAGTCGTCTTTTGCACCTAACGATAGGTTTGCAAAAGGTCAAGGATCAGGTTATAACAAAAATAACTACAATTATTAATTGTGGTTGAATGGTGTGGTGGAAGTTTTTTTGAGTAGCGAATCATATTACCTCTTTCCCTTTCTGGTAATGCTCCCTCTTATTTGTTTTCTTCTGCCGCACCTTTAAAACAATATGAAAATTACAGACATTGACAAAGAAATTAAGAAGAAAATTGTAGCTGATCGAGAGAAAGATTATGGCGATTACCAATACAATTTTACTATACTTGCAGAGCTTTTTACCTTAATATTAGCACCGAATTTAAAAAAAAAACTAAGACCATATCAAGTAGGACAAATCATGATGACACTTAAATTGTTTAGGACTACCAAGGGTTATAAGGCAGATAACTATCATGACCTATCTATCTATAATGATATGACCTTTGACCTACACAAAAAAGATATAGACAAAAGAGATAAAAATGACTAAGTATTTAAGAATTAAATCTGGCGAAGCTAACTTTCAGTTAGTTGAAAGATTTGATGAAGTAAAGAAAGCTGCCGACCCCAACGCACAAGGGGAAGTTGTAGAATGTAAAGTTGAGAATATTAAATTAGACTTTACTAAAGTAACAAAGGAGAAAGATGGAAGAGTTAAAGACTCGCCTTCAAAAGTACAGGGATCTTCAACAGAAGAAACACGAGAAGTTCCTGGAAGCAAAGAGACAAGTAAGTAAGTATCAAAAAGATTCTTACAGATTGTTTTGGAAAATTGAGAAGGCAAAAGAACTTTTAATGACAACTAGATAGTCATTAAAATTACTGTTGAAAAAAACAAACAAATCTGTAGGGGATCTATGACTTTAATTAAACAAGAATTTCAAAAACATATTAAAAAAATAAACAACAACGACTTCATTTACAAGCATAAGATAGCTTTCTTTTTATTATCAGAGCAACAACTAAAACTTTATGAAGAAGGATTTAAAAAAGGTTTTGAGTTAGCACAACAAAAAATGTCTGACCATGTAAGTGAGATAAAAGAAACACACATTGTACCAAGACAAATGGAAAGAAAGATTATTGGTTATCAGTTTAGAAAACCTAGACAAACAGAGATAGACTCTGTGATTAATAAAGTTTGTATTAAGTATGAGGTAAGTAAGAAAGAATTATTTACCAAGACTAGGACCACAGATATTGTACGATCCAGAAACATTATTCATAATATACTCAATGAAAAATATAAGATGAGTCTGTCAGATATAGGTAGAATTTTTGCACAAGATCATACTACAGTTTTAAATTCTATACAAATGAAACAGCATAGAAGAAGATTCTGGAATGATGAGCAAACAATATGGCAGGAGTTTGAAGAACTTACTTCTTAAATCCAGACTTCATATTCTTATAAGCCTTTGCAGATATAGTAGACTTCTTTTTAGTATTCGAAGTACCAGCTCGTTTTTTTTTATTGATGTTATAGTAAAGACCCTTCTTAGCCATCTTACCAGATTTAGTTTTGTGATAACCTTTTTTCATTACTTTTTCTTTTTAGATTTTTTAATTTTCTTTTGCAAGAATTTTGGTAAAGTTTTTTGTTTAGCTGTTAGCTTACTTTTACCTTTTGATTTACCATACATAATTATTCTCCTTTTGTTGATTCATTTTTAACACACAGTATTTGTCAAAGCAACTACCATCTTTACCATCATGACAAAACCTTTGTTTATTAGCTGTAACTATCCACCCTCCTGCATCACTCATAAGCATCTTCTTGCACCACTCACAGTAGCCACAGATTAATGATTGTTCTCCAGGTTTCTTCCAAGTTTTATTTCTTGCCACACTTACACTTTTTCTTTTTTCTCTTACTAAAGTTAGTAAAATCCATATTAAAAATATCTTCTATTTTTTTAAATTGATCGTCTATCCAACCAAAAAATTTATATATAATTTTATCTAACATTTCCATCTTCTTCTTGCCTGTCTTATTCTTGAGTTAGGATCATTCCTAGTTTTAGCTGATGAGTTTCTTAACTGACCTGCTGATCTGGCAC